GCATCAACGTGATAAGATACATCATTATTAAAATTAAAATTAGGTATATCGTTAGATTTATTATCATCAAAGGTATTATTATTTACTAGTGCCATTAAAGGATACATTGATTCATAATAATTTAAATTACTAGTTTCTGGTTGTAACATTTTCTTAACGTGCCAAGTCATTCTACCATTTTTGTATGGACTAACATTAGGAACACTAAACGGATAAAACCATCCACCATCACCTTTTTTATAAAAATCTTCAAATCGTATTGCTAGTTTATATGTTGCACCAGTTGACTTCATAAAGTCTTCATCTTTTAAACCTAACAATTCTCTATAAGCATTGAATTGAGGTAATAAACTTTCACCAACACCTACAATAGGAGTATCTGGTGATTCTATTACAGTCAAGTCTATATTAGGAAGACACTTACAAATAGCAGCAGCAGTCATCCAGCCAGAGGAGCCTCCTCCAACTACGATAATCTTTTTAACTTTCATAGTTAATCAATAAAGTAATCTAACTTACCTTTTCTTTGTTTTCTTTTTTTAGGTTTTTTTGATACGGGTTCCTCTACAACGGTATTCTTTTTAAGAAACTCTGTAAATTGATTCTTAAATTCTCTATCGTCACCTGGTTGTAAAGTCATATCATCAAAATTTGAGTCGGTCAATATCTTATGTTTTATAATTACTTGTTTCTTTTCTTTTTGTATTCTTCTTACAAAAGCGTAATATATTATTTGTGTAAAGTATGCAAAAGGGTTATTAGATTTAGATGGATCAAAGTTGTTTAAATATTGTAAACAGTTTTCAATACCATCAGAGATCATATCATCTCTAAATGTGTAATTTATAAAATTAGGTCTATAAGATAAGTGATTAGCTATCTTTAGAAAACATCCGCCTATATAATCTGTGACAGGTGGTTTATCTTTCTTTTCTTTCTTCGCTTTTTCAACGAGCATTCTATATTCAACCATCGCAGCAAGAAAAGCTTTATTGTCAACATAATGTTCTTTTTTTGTATTTTTATTCATAATTTTATCATACTATATAACTTCAAAAATGTCAATGCGCATGCATCAAAAGGCATTGACTTTTTCAAACTTTGGGTGTACAATTGGCTTGTCCAGCAATCTAGTGGTAAGTCTTTTTAGTATCTCTAAATTCATCCCAAAGCTGGTTATAGTTATCGTTATCCTCATCCGACATCATCTCTTGTTCGTACCTATTTTCTTTACGAGGTACGTCTAAATTTAAATAATTGTCAGCAAGTTTTTTATAACTTTTAGTCATTTCATCCGTAGCATTTGTAATAGTAACAATTTTATCTTTTGGGATAGAAACGACTGTATCAGATGTGTACGCTGCCCATTTTATCATAGCAATATAATCTTTTAAACCTTGAGGTGTAAACTGTGAAACGTACTTTATTTGTAACGGCTTGTTTAATCTCAACAAAGGAGATTTATCAGGTAATCGTGGTTCTGAAAAAGAACACACTATATCATCACCATTTATAAGTTTAATTATTCGTACTATCTGATCTGCCATTGTTTAACTCTATGTTATGTATTTCGTAATTAAATTCTTCTTCGCTGTATATATTTATTCTTTCTCTAAAGTGTGCTAGGGTATAATTTTCTTTTTCATTATAAGTTAAGTCATCAGCTATGTCGTATAATGTTGCCGCTGAATTATTGTCTTTTAAACGAAGACCACGGCCAATGCTTTGAAGATTCCTAATCCTTGATTTAGAAGGACTAGCAAAAACAATATTGTGTAAGTTCCTAATATTAATACCAGTAGAAAAAGTACCATAGCTAGCAATGATGATAGCGTTATCCGACTCTTCAGTAATTTCTCTAATCTTTTCTCTTTCATCAGCCTCAACACCTCCGTGAACAAAAAAGACTTTTCTATCTACAGCCTTTTCTTCAATAAGTTGTTTTAGTAACTCACCATGCTTTTCCACATATTGAAATAAACATAATGTATTACCTTGCAATGATAAACAAAGATTTCTTATATATTTATTTCTTTTAGTATTAGAAACTAGGTAATCCATTTCTTCTTGGTAACTTTTATCCTTTAAAAAATGACGAGCTGTCGAATCGTGTTGAAGTATTAAACATATAATTTTTAAATCGGCTAATTGTTTTCTTTCTTGTAATTCACTTGTAGATACAACTTTATTAACAACTCCAAATAAACCCTCTAATACTAGTTTATGTGTTTTTGTTCCATCCAAAGTTCCTGTTAGACCAACTCTATATTTACATTGTTCTAGTTTAGTCATAATCTTACTTAAAGAAACAGCTTTAAATAGATGAGCTTCATCACCAATTATCATATCAAAGTCTTTAAAAAATTTTTTGGGCTGATTGTATATTGATTGCCAAGTAGATATTATTACATTTTTATCAGTATCTTTTTCGTGGCCAGAATATATCTTATGTACGTTCTTTTCACTATTCCAACCATAATCTTTAAAGTCTTTAAATAGCTGTTCTACTAAAGATGTTGTTGGTACTATGATTAATATTTTCTTTTTGATTCTTAATAAATTGAAACGTACTAATAGATAAACTATTAATGATTTACCAGACGCTGTAGGTGATAATAATAAACATCTATTCTTTTCGGTGGCGTGTACAAATGCTTCTTTCTGATAATCTCTTACTTCCATAGGAATATTAAGAGCTTTTATAAAGTCATTTACTTTAGATATATCAACTTTTGTATCTTGTATTTTCGTTCCATCAACAATCTGTACTTTGTTGTCATCACACCATTGTTTTATATAAGGATATAAACCTGCATATATTTTACCAGTAGCATAACTAAATAATCTTATCTTACCATCCCACACTCTATTTCTAAACTGTGGCATAAACTTAAAACCTGGTACTTCAAACGTAAAGTGCTCACTTAACTCTCTACGAATATCAGCATCAGCTTCTATTTTAAGATAAACTTCGTTTACTTTGTCAATGATTAAGTATCTTGTAGCGGTCATTCTTAAATAGCACCACTAGTAAATCTTCTCCATTCAATTGCATTTTTGATTGTATATGTTCTATTTGATACTTGTCTTAATGTTCTTTCTAAAAAATCTACTGTGGTATCCAAATACTTAACTTTTTGTATTGTTTTTTGTAAATCTATATCAGCGTCAAGGTATTTGTCTAAATCAGTTTTTAGTATTTTTAAGTCAAATGGTTTTTCTTCATATACTTTAGGATCAGCCTTACCAGTATAATACTCCCATTTCTCACGTTTAAGCGTACTATAATCGCTCTCAGCACGAGTTAATAATAGTTTGTACTTTGTATAGTGTTTTAAATATTTGTTGTAAATTTGAGGTGTTTTTAATGATTCTAAATCTAATTCAGTATCATTTATTTTAAGGTCTTTTTCAGCCTGTTCTTGTAATTGTTCTAAATCCATAATATATCCATTATATCACAAAATCACAAAAAAATCAATGATTATGTGGTTACTACCGAGGTTGTTGTAGCCCCTTTTGCTGCAAACTCATATAGACTATACTTGAAAGATACCTGAGCTGTCAAGTAGTTTACGTCAGTCGCTTGTTGGTCATAGACTAAACCACTTAAACTTACAGGAAATACATCAGAAAATCTAACTTCTGTCACAGCGTTATTCTTATTAGTTAATATTGTTAGTGTTGCATCTGAATATGAACCACCATCTCCTTGTGCTCCATATTTTACTTTTCCTATCTCATTACTTACTGCGCCAGATGATGTAGGAAATCTATCAGCTGATGCATCCATTAAATTTTTAAATTGACTATGATCTTTAGGAAACCCTAATCCAACTAACCATCCGTGTATTTCTTGGTAATTAGCTAAATCTTCATCTACTATGAAAGTCATTGTCAAATCTTCATAGTTAAGTTTAGTACCAGGTTTAGGTATATCTTTCAATGGTGTTGTTTGATTTACTGCGTCCATTGAAATACCAGGTAAGTTAACAGAAGTAACAAAAAACTCAACTTTAGGTAACTTAATAATACCAAATTTAAACTGTGTAGGACTAGCGTAGTCTATCTTTGTAGGTTGTCTTGTAAACGAGTTAGTAACAGTCA